TAGGATCAAACATTTTATTAATATTGTCTATGTCTTTTTCAATCGCATCTGGCCCAGCATTTTCGATAGAAGGATCGCCAACATTTGCTATGAATGTTCTTTGTGGTTTCATTTAAGCAACACCTCATCTTTCGATAGACTTGGAGATACCAAATCTGTTTCATAATAAATAAAACCAATCCCTATAAGTGTTATGGGTTGGTTTATGCTACTGTTTCTTATTTCAACTTGGAACGTATTGGATACTCTTATAACTTCGATCATCTTTATGATCGATTCTCTATATCCCCAAATGTTTCCCCAATTTTTTCCCCAAACCAAAGACTCTTCAATGTTTGTTGTATAATTTTCAGATTCATAACCTAACATCAAAGTGATATCTACATCAGAGTCATAGGTTTCGTTCTGTTTAAATATGAATCCAAGAAATTGTACCACTTTTCTTGATAGTGGATTTCCAAGTGGATATTCTTTTGTCCTTACTATTAATTCAATTGGTTTTTCATTTCCTGTTTCAACATCTATATCAGAATAGGAATCTCCAATTTTTAAAACGTAGTTTTTCGATGCAAAGTATAAATTACGTGGATCGAATGTCCATGAGTTTACAAGCCACCCTGTTATGTTTGTAAAGCTCTTTGTGTTCCAATCATATTTTATAATCTTATCGTTGTTAGATCCGTCAGTGTTGTATGCAAGATAGTAGTTATTATCGTAAAAGATTGCCTTACAGATAGAAAGATTCTTAATAGACTTCATAGTTCTTTCTGCTCTGTTTTCAGTTATCTTTTTAATAATATCTTTGCTTTGTATCAGCACGATATCGGAATTAAGTATGGATGCACTTACGGTATAAATACCATCATTCGCTAGATAGGTAAATGAGTATGGAGTTAAAGCAAGAGTATTGCTTGCAACGCATCCGTACGGTAGATTCAAAGGTTTCCAAGTTGCATCTTCTAATGGAGTAATTCCACTCCACGCATACCAGCCATTTTCATAACTTACGATAAGTGCCTGAGAAAGAGGTCCTATTGCAGTAATTCTTCCATAGCCATTTACAGGATATACCTTGTTGATGCTTGATTTAAAATATGTTGGTTTTCCGATCTCACTATAATAGAGAGCGTTATCGTCTGGATTTCCTGTGCAGAACACTCTAAATGATCCAGAATGAACAGTGAACATAGTGCATTTCTTAATAGCACTCAAATTATTGTCATTGTCTTTTCCTTCTTGGATCGTTTCGTATGTAAACAATACTCCAGTAGTAGATGGGTCGATATAACCGTTTTCAGAAAGACCAGCTACATCTTTTGTGAATTTTACCGAATTGCTATTCTTTGTTTTTGTCCATCCGCTTGTTGTCATCGCATACAATTTATCAACAATCTGTGGAACTGTGTCTGTTGATGTGATCGAACACGTGAACGTTACATTATTCAAGATCAAGCTGATTGTTCCAGATGCGCTTGCACCTTTCATTACAGTAATTAATACCGTTTCTTTTTGCGATGGATCATAAGGAGTTATTTTTCTTACAACATTAGAACTTGAATATCTCACATCAGTTACATCTGTCCAATTTGTTGTGTTGGTATAGTCATCTGTTTTTAAATTGACTCCTGTTCGATCTAACTTTGATTGATAGAAGTTTCCGACAGTTCCTGTTGTGGAGTTATCGTTATTCTTTACGATATTTCCTGTTTTGATATCTTGTACTCCAAGATCAGAAAACAGATCTACATCACCCCATACGTATAACTCCGTTCCATCACCAAAGTACATTTTGTCATAGATCACAAAAGGATAGATTTGATTTGCGTTTGTAGTTAATGTTATTTTTTCCGTTGCAGATCCAGTTTCAACATTGAATTCATAAACTTTTCCGTTCATCACAATGCACTTTTTGTACACGCTACCAACGGTCCATGAATACGAATCTGTTATGTTTGCACCAAACGATGTTTGATTTACCTTTGTCAAACCTTTTCTGGTTTTTAACGCCTTAACTTCATCGGAGTATTCCACGTTTTGCGATATCGTGGTTTCATTCTCTTTTAATGCGATTGCAGAAATCGTATCATTAAATCCACCACTAAAATCAGAGTACATGGCCTGTTTAAATGCCATAAGCTACCACCTCCTAGTTCTTCCTAACATGGAGGGAATCTGTCTTTTCACTTTTTTCTTTTGTCTTTGAATATCTGATTCCATTTTTTCAGCTTGATATGTCTGATAAAACGTAACCGCATCCGCATCAGCTAGTCCGAATTGCCTTGATCTGATCTTATACGCCAGATAAAACTTGATACATTTCAAGAATTCGTCTGGTAAAGGGATTTGATCGTTTACGTTTGTCGGATAGTCTGGTGCTGACATATATTCAATTTCATATGTTCCTTTTTCTCTGAACGTGATTGTATTATCGAAATTAAATGTGTAATAATCGTTGTTTCCACCAAGCACCGTATTTTTATCTAAAAGCGCTACCTTTTCCAGCTTGATTAAAGGGTAATTGATTGTATAATCAACAGACAGATCATTAACCGTGAAAGTCTGTTTTCTTCGTTTTCCTGCTTCATTTACTGAGTAACAGATATCTTTAATGCACTCATTGACCCACATCAGTCCTATTACATCGCTTATGACAAGACCAGAAGTGACTTGGGATTCTATTCTAGCTTCATCCACTTTCATTTACGGCACCCCCTACGTTAAATGATTTCTTATATCCGATATGTAGTTCGTCTTGATCTATTCCGTACGCAACTTTTTCTGCCGTTTCTAGTCCTGCATCATGCAAATTTCGATTATAGTCACGTTCTTTTTCGGCATCTAGCTTTGCGTTGTTTTCTTCAATGCGTTTGTATATTTCGTCACCATGAATCGCCAAGTTTGTTTCAAGGCAATAATTTAACGTTCTGGAATCAAGTTCATCGTAAGGAACTGTAAAACAATAAGTGTTTGTACCGTTATTAAACAGAGAGTGTACTTCGTAATTTCCGTTCTTTCGATTCCTCACAATGAAATATCCAGACTCGATATTCTTTATTCTTTCTGAGATCTTATATAGATCATCCGTTATCAGTTCAAGATACGGTTTGCGTAGCAATATGCTATCCAGACTGATCCTAATCAATCTTCACACTCTCCTTGCTTAATCATAAAAAAACAAGGAGTGAGATTTTTCCCACTCCTTGCAGATTGTATTATTATGTTAGACTGTAAAATTGAAGATTCTGGCCTGTCCTCTGATCTTCTTACAAATCAGTTCTTCGTAACATACCATGCTTCCTTCATAGGCAGCCTTATTCTGGATTCTGGAAAGAATCTTGCCATCAAGATCCATCCATTCCCAATCATTCAGTCTTGCCAGCTTGAAGTCTGCGGTATTAATCAGATCGATAACGCCATCTGCCATGTACTTTTCCTTGGAGATCGGTACATTATCATAAGTCATCAGATCGTATCCACCTTGGATCTTCTTGTATTCCATGTTTCTCTTGTAGTAGTTCTGCTCATCGACATAAGCTCTTGCGGTTTTGGAGCTACATACGATGAAGTTGGGTTTGAATCCAGTGAACTCTTCGATCTGGTCGATAGCTTCCTGCATGAACATGGAATCAAATGCAGTGGCGTTCTTATCGAGCAATTGAGGATTGAACCACTTATTTTTGGAACGATCAATTCCGTAGATAGTGGTATCTGCGGTAAAGATATCACCGAATCCGATCAGTTCTTTCTTGTAGTTGCCAGCCAGAGTGATTACTTCATCTTTTGCAACGGTTACGTTTTTACCGAAGATGATGGTATCTGTTCCGTAATCTACATCGATGATCTGCTTTGCATCAACAGACTTGGTTACGGTTCCAGCGTTATCCTCAAGGATATCAACAAGCTGACCAGCATAGAAGTATTTGATGTTTCCACCAGCCACAACTACTTCTTTTCCTGCGGTAACATCAGCACTTACTTTACCCATAACGCCATCAGATTTTCCGACAAGGTTTCTTCTCAGCATATCCTTTGCATCATTAGTCAGATCTTCCATCTGGAGAGTAACCTGATCTGCGAAGCTGGAAGCAGAATTCTTAGAGGTGCGAATCAGTTTGTCAGAGAAGGACAGTCTAGCAAACAGATTCTTGGGAGAAGCGTATGCTTGGACTGTGGTTCTGGGGGAAGGGGTCGGAAGATCATCAGTTTCAGATCTGGCTCCGATACCACCACTTCTGCCGTACTGCATGGGCCATTTAAACTCGTTTCCAGAAACCATATCGATGGATTTCTCGATAGAAGCGATAACAGGGCCAGCACCATTGTCAAGCTGGTTGATGATCGGTCCTTTGTAAATAGTCTTTAATGCTCCTTCAAGTTGAGCAATTGTTGAAAAGTCTGCCATAATTTATTTCTCCTTTACTATGATTAAAGTTGTTGTCTGAATGCCTTTCTTGCATCTTCGAATGTTTTAAATTCATTCGGTGGAGTTGCAATCGGTGTAGACGATCCATTGTTCGTAATCACCTGTGGTTTGGCACCAGAAGAAATTTTATTTAAATAATCCTTAATCACCATCTCCTGCACTTTAGGATTGTTGATGATCTTGGAGATCTCCGCATCATCCGACATATAATCTTCTAATGACTTTCCTTTGTTTGCTCTCAAATCACGTAGAGCAACATCTTTGTAGACGTTTTTGAAAGTGTTAACATCGTCTTGTGGGAGATTTTGATTTTTAATGATTTCAGCCATTTGAGGGAAATAATTCTGTGCATCCGAATATTCCTCGTCTGACATGAACTCTGCAATTGTTTCTTTCACCTTGTTCTGGAACATCATCTGTTCTGACTGATCCAGTAAAGGTTTCATTTTTTCTACAAGTGACATTACTTGCTCTGTTGCCTTTTTATCAGCAATTTTATCCGCAAGTTCCATAACGGCTTTAACAGGATTTTCTGTGAATTTTTCCATAAATTCATCATCATCCATATTGATCTCATTATCGTCACTTTCTTCGTCATTTTTTTCGGATGAATCTTCTTCTGACATTCCAGTATTTTGTTTCAAGGATTGTATCTCAGAAATAATACTGTTTTTAATGTCTTCAAGAGAAGGTCCGCTTTGCATGACTTGATCTTGTGCATTTGGGTCGGGTTGATCTAACCATACATCTGGTCCTTGATCTTCGGTAAGAGTTTCTTGCGTGTCGCTTACGTTGAGCGAATTGAAGAAATCTCTTCCTGCATCTGACAGATTGTATTGATTACTTGGTGCTTGCTCTGTATTTAACTGTGTATTTTCACCGTTCATCTGTTGATCGTTGATAATCATAATTCCCCTCCTGATTAAAATAATATTTAATAATTCTTGTGAGTAAATGTCTTTTTTCTATCAAAATGCTTGAGGATTCTCAATTGGTGCAGTGTTTTGGATCTGGTTTTGCTGGTTCATTTGTTGTTCTGCTGATGCCTTGGACTGTAAACTTTGAAGATGTTCGTTCACATGAGCTTCGAATATTGCATCGATACCAGGATTTTTTTCAAGTGCTTCTTCATATTCAGCGAACAATCTGAAATTGTTATGCTTACTGATATGGATAACATCATCGTCAAACTCTCTGATCTCAGCATTCTTTCCGATAACCATGCTATTGTTCTCACGATCAGCTCTGCGTTGTTGAGCATCCTCTGCATCCACAAAGTCTTCCCAGTTGCCGAGTTCAAGCATTTCAAATACCTTGATTCTGCCCTCGTTTGTGATATTTCCAGTTTGAGTATCATTGAACAGTCCGCTATTAAGAAGTTCGATCACCTTTTGTCTTCTCTGTGCAAGGGTATCAGATGCTTCTGGTTCGGATTCAACGAATACATCAAACGATGTGAGATCATTTCCTACAAACTGAACAATTTCAAACTCATCGTTTCTGCCGATATCTTTGACCATGCGTGGAAATTTAACATTATTCTTATAAAGAACAAGCCATTTCTTTCCTACGGAAGTCAGACAGTTTTTAATGTTCTCAGCTTCCAGACCGATTCTGGTATCATCCTGCTCTGCAAGACTTGATATTGCAACACCAGAACTTACATTGGTAGGAACTACAGATTGTTTTGACAGTTGAGATACGCCAGAGAATCGATCTAACGCACTCAGCAAACTTTGTTCTTCTCTATGTAGTTCTTCTGGAAGATCGTGCATCTGTAAGAATCGTGGAGCTTGAGATCCCCTTGCATACTTGATGATTTCCCCCGGTGCAATTCCGTTCTCAAGATAATAGTCCTCGTCTTCAAGTGTTCCATTTTCAACGGCAAGAACTCCAATCGTGACACGATTGATATAGTCTTGTTTTCTGTTCTTGATCGAGTTGTATCTTTCCTGCAACGGAACCATTCTTTCAATAAAGCTCTTCCCGAAGAATCCATCTGTCTTTAAACTCTGCTGAACATCGAACGGAAGAATGTATTCGCCATTTTCTCCGAGAGGTTCTGGAAGTGGACCATAATACAAAAGATTCTTTGTAGTGCAGATAATTAATCTGCCTTGCGGATATCTGGTGCTTGGAAGCTCATATTCTTCAAATACTTGAACACTGTTGAATATCTTGGTAATTCCGTACATCTGTCCATACGATCTTCCAGATATGCCACCACCGTAATTCAGACTGTCTGAGTCCAGAATCTTATACGTAGAATTTTCTGTGCCATCTTCGATGACTCCCCACTTTTCAAACACTTCCTCTGGACTCATCAAGGCAACGTGCATGATCCTGCGATTATCTCTTAATGGTTTAGAAATGTTTTCTGGATAGATCTCGAATGGAGAATGTACGGTAGTAACAACATCACCTTCACGTACAACACGAACCGACTTATATTTTCCTAGTCCGAGAAGTTCGTTTTCGTATTGTTTTACGGCAAGTAATTGGAGTTCATCATCCGTCATTTCATCTTCGTAGATACCTATTACATTACCTTTGCTATTACTCCAGTATGTTTTCCAGATTGATGTACCCATTGCACCAGAGATCAGGTTTGCTTCCTGTTGGAGATCGTTCATTCCGATCCGTCTTCTGGTAGAAGCAAGCACTTTATTGCTGATCCTTGCTGATGTTCTGTCTTCCGATGCGGATGAAGCTGGCCTTGTTTTGAGATTGTTCTTTCTCTTGGATAGGATTGCAAATCTTGTTTCGATGTTTGGAGCAATCTCATTAAAAACTCCACGCTCTTCCCATTGAGAAAATAGTGGAGTTTCAACGATATCATTTAAGATTGGATCGATCCGCATGAACTGATTTCCGTTGTAGAAGTTGATGCACAATCTCCAAATAAGCTCCAGAGGTTGTCTATCATTCCTGCGTTTTGAGTATCTTTCTTGGATGTCAGCAATAATTTGAGATTTAAACTCTTCTTCAATCGCTTTTTTTCCATCTTCATCGCTCAAAACAACATCGGTTGCCGTTGCTTCTTCTTCTCCAAGCAATAAAGTCTTTACCATGTCGGATGCTTTATTCAGACTCAATTTCAGATCCATACTTCACCTCCTTTCATGTTTTTGGCTTGTTCATTTTCTTTAACTGATTATTTACCATGTTTACATGATTATTTTGTTTTTCTTCTGGCTGGATATTAAACGAAGCATACTCACTATAATTTTTTGAAGCGATGATTTTAACCAATTCTTGTCGCTCTTTTGCATAAGAATTAATCAAAGTTACAAAAATGATCGCAAATATGCAAAGTATAAATATAAAAATTGCTGAAATTATGAAGATATCGCTCATATTTTCACCTATGATTTAGGTTTGTTCGGGCAGACTTTACTGTGTTTCATCAGATCAATCTTTCCGTCACTGTTTTTGGGGAATTGTTCACCACAATGTTTGCAAGTGTATGTATCCGTAGAAGGTCTTGGTAGCTCTGTAGGAGCGATTTCATCGCTAAAAGGTACAACTACTTCACTTTCCTGCTTTTCTTCAACTTTTGTAATAACAGTTTCTGCTACTTTGACTTCTGGAACAGATTGTTTTGTGCTTGATTCTTTCAGAAAAGCAGATGCACCTTCGACAATCTCTTTCAAATGTTCTTCGCATACGTAGAAATTGCCCTGTTTCCTGTTTGGTTGACCAATCATGTACATCGCCTTTGATTTGCATGGAAAAACCTCGCATACCATTCTGACTTTTACTGGATTGACTATACTCATTTCTTACCTCCGACTTCTTCTGTTTGTCATTGTTCGCTTCATAATACGATCCTTGTGTTTCTGCACTCTTGTTCGCTCGTCTGACATTTTTTCTTTAGATTTAGATACGTGATGAGATATGAGTGCGTATCCAACGGAATCGTAAGGGTTATCTATATCCGAAAGATCTGCTACAACTTCTAGGTTTTTATCGTCTATAACAAGTTGTGGCATAATCTCTATGAAATACTCACAAGTATTGAACACTTGTAGTTTTGCAGAGGTTTTTCCTGTGTTCCGATCGTAGATAGGTTGCAAATATTCGTGGAACGTAGCTTTGCGTAGCACTCTATCTGTAATCGCTGGGATAAATCCCTCTGATGTAAGTCCACCTTCCCTGTAATATGCGATCAAATCTTTACCAGAGCTATCTCTGTGATGGGAACTCCACGCATCTTTTCCTGCCACAATATAGTCCAGCTTTTCTTTTACAAGCGTATTAAGTGTATCTCCATGTTTATATAGGCTTGCATTGAATATTCTGGCTTGATCGGAATATGTAATCTGCGGTTCTTCTCTCCATCTTGTCTGTTCATAATACAAATAAACAGTTCCGTCTTCCGAAACCGCATATTTCGCCCAATAAAATGGATCGTTATATCCATTATCGACAGAAGCAAATCTTCTCCAGTGATCTGGGATCGGAAATGGTTTGCAAACGTGGATATCTTCATTCCATTCTGGGAATGCCACGTTATCTCCAGATCTCAATGCTTCATCTTCTGTCCTTGGAAACTCCTGCTCCATCTTATTTCTAAGAGTTTGTTTTGATTTTTCGTACCATTCTTCGGTTCTTCTTGGATCTGAGAAGCAATTTCTGAATATCTTGTGGAAATTCATTGATCCTGCGTTTTTCCACACGTTTTCATAGAATGATCCACGCTTATTTGTTGATAATCCAATGAATTTACCTGAGTCTGGTCTGTCCATCGTAGGGTAGGCGGCATCGAAAATATCGTTTGCAAACCTATGAAACGCCCACTCATCGAAGAATACAAGGTCTGCCGTTAAGGATCTTCCAGCTCCTTCTGTTGCTGGTTGTGCTTTTATGACGGAAGATACGGCACCATTACGTTTGATCTCGATATTGAGTGCAGTCATCGTGTAGTACATTCCAGTATAAGATCCTTTTCCATGTTCTTTTTCGTATTGCTTGAATTCCTCTGGCGTAATAATTAACCATTTCGGAAGTCTGGACAGGATCGTATCTGCTCTTTTAATAAGCTCGATAGACTTCGGTTCAGCTTCTGACAATACGATAACGGAATAACCTTGATACTTGATGCACATATGAACGATGAAGCAGAGAACAAGCCAAGTAAATCCTAACTGTCTTGCCTTGAGTATGATCGAGAGTTTGTGATCTATGATTTCCTGTAATGCTGATTTCTGAGAATCCCATAACTTGAACTTGATTATTGGATTTCCTAGCGTATCCTTGTTCTCGATATAACAATACTCGTCAATGAACTCATAAGTGTTCATATCTGTCTTGATATAGTCGATTTCAAGCTCTATTGCTTTCTGTAATGCAATACTTTTCTCTTGCTCTTGGTTTAACACAAGGAACAACCTCCGTAATTAAAATGTCTGAGGGCAGACAAGCCACCCCCAGACTATGCAAAAGGAGGGTGAATGAGTAACAATGACTATTTGCCACCTTTTCCGCTTTTTCCACCGCATTTTTTTTCACGCATATTTAACACCTCCTTTCGGAAAGCACATTGGCAGATGGTGCAGGAATCGAACCTACGTTGACGGAGTCAAAGTCCGTTGTACTACCGTTGTACGAACCACCTATAAGTGACGGTTTAACCACCCACCGACAAGGTATATAAGGAAAAAGGAGTGAAACTGGCTATTTAAGAGCTTCTTCGTTGAGTTTGTGATCTCCGCACCAATCTGTAACAAAAACAACTGGGTATCCATTCATCGTAGGAGCGTGTCTTCTGCATCTTCCGATTTCAGAATCTCCTGTCATATTTACTTTCTGTGCAAACCACATACAGGTCTTGCACTTCATACCTTCGCTTCTGTGTTTCCAATTATCGCTCATTTTGCATTTCCTTTCTGTGAATCGTAAGTAGCTGGTTTATCGTAGGACCAAAACTCTGTTACATCCTCTGTATTTCTAGCTCCAATAAAACTTTTCGGAATAGAATCTGGATCTACTTTTACGCTTGAAGTTGTATGAGGATATGGGTTCCACGTTCTATCCGTTGTGATCGTATTTGGAGGCTTGAACTGTCGATCTCTGTATATGATGTTGCTGACAAATTCCTTGCAGTTTACTGCAAGAGAAATGATATCCTCTAGCTTCCTTGTGTTCATATCTCGTTCCAGTATCCTGCATTGTTCTGAATACTTGCACACTTTGTTTTTCGAGCAACCGTCACACAACATCGTCTTCTTCCTCCACGTAATCCATAAAGAACTGTTCCTGTTTTAAGATCCGTTTGTATCCACTCTCTTCGTAGACTATGTAATCCCCTACAGATATGGTTTCTAGGTCTTGAGAGGTCTGTACAACAGGTTTCCACGGAGATTTGATACCTAGTTCCATATCGTAGAAAATACCGTCTAAAATCTTCTCGTCTCGCAACAGGTATCCTTCGTACTTTGTGCTTCCTGCTTCTTTCGGAAACATATGAGCTTCTCTTAGGATAATAAGATTGCCTTTTACGAATCCGTCTTCTAGTCCGTAGTCGAACATCTCTACATCTACGTGCTTTTCCTTTGTCTTGTACCGCATAAGATCTCCTTTAGAAAATAATGCAGATAATTGTGCCGACAGTGGGATTCGAACCCACATATAAAAACCGCCTTCCGTTAGGATATGTCGGCATATAAATAGACAGGTAATCGGAATCGAACCGAAATTTAATTCCTGCTCGTCGCAGAGAACCAGATCCCTGTCTATTTCTTGGTTGAACCCCTTTTGAATAGGTCCGTTGATATATAATAACCGTCGCTTTTGACGGATATTAACTCGCTTTGTTTTAATTCGGATACGATCTTGTCTAGCGTGTTGTGGGAGATTCCTAGAAGATCCTGCATATCTTTTGCCCGAAACGGTTTCTTGGATCTCTTATGTACGATCCTGCCTGTTCCCCACTCGATATTCTGACTTAACATAGTAAGGCATCCGATCTGCTCTATCGTGACTTTCTTTTCCCTTAATAGTTCTGAGAGCTTTTCCGACATGAGCATGACATATGGTTTCTTTCCCCCTGTGTTCTTTCTCTCCCTGTACGCTGATCCTAAAACTCCAAACCATTCGTGTACGATCTCTTCCCCTATTTTGACAACGTAATAGTCTACATTCTTGTCCTTGATCCTCTCTCTGCCTATCGACAATGCACCACTCCTGTAGAAGTTGGTTTCTTTCTGGTAAAACCGCAGATATTCCTTGTCGGCAGACATGAAAAACTACTCCTTTTTAAACCGATAAATAGCGATATTTTGGATCTTTGAGGTACCCCAAAAACTGGGGTAGCAGAAAATGCCTATAAACGTTGATATTTGAACCAGCATCGGCATTTTGCAATGTAATTGCTTTATATATAGCTACACACTTTGTTGGGCCAACCGCCTTTAAAAACCTTTTTATAAAAATTAAAAAATATTTTTTTCGGATATGGGGTTAGGTCTTTTGTGGAAAATGAAAATTTGCTGGAGAGTTGGTGCGCAGACACCCCTTGGGGGGTCCCCTTCATTTTTTCGGCCTCCCCACCCCTTCCTTT